AAATCGTGGGCATACCGAACCTTACCAAAGGAACTATCGTGTCTACGGTGGACAATAACCTATTAAGGCTTATTGATGAAATTGACAATCCAGCGACTATTACTTCGGTTCAAGAGAACGGAAGAATATTGGATGTTCTTGGAGAGTTCTCTCTTGGATATGATTATGCTGTAAACCAATTGGTATTCATGCATACATCAGACGGAACGAAGAAACGAGGATTGAACAATGCGGATCAGAACGAATTGTTCTATGCAAGTGAAAAACTAAGTGTGTAATCCTATACCTGTAGGCACTTTAGGTGCTTACAGGTTTTTCTAAAAAAATAATATTATGGCAAAAGAAGACGAAAAAGTTTCTGAAAACATCGAAGAAACTGCAGATAATACATTAGCATCTACAGAAAATGTAGCAAAGGAAACCCTTGATACTAGGGAAAGCGAACTGAATGTTTTTGCGGACCAGCTGAAAGAAAAAGAAGCTGAACTGGACAAGCGTGAGAAAGAAATCGCAAAAAGAGAAGCTGAACTGGATAAGAGAGAAAAATCTCTTACAAAGAAAGAACCTAAACCAGCAGAGCCGAAAGCAGAAGCTGTTTCTTTTGAGTTCAATGGAGAAAAATACAGATTCACTGATGATGCTCCGAGCAAAATCAGAATCGACGGCTTAGTGAAAACTCAGCAGGAAATCTCCCAAGACAAAGACATACTGCTTCAGTTGGTCGTTGGCGGGTCTGGATTGATAGAAAAAGTTTAACCAAAAAATAAATAAAATTATGGCAAGTTGTTTTGATAGCATTCCGCACGAGAACTTGGAGCATTGTCCAAATGATGAAATCAATTCTGGGATTGCAACGAAGTTGTATTATGTTCCTGTAGATTTCATTAAAAGTATGGCAAAGCCTACGATTTCTACTACCTATGCCAGCAGGGTAACCATCGCAGCAGGAGGTATTGTTCTCAATAAGGATAAAGCGTGGAAATCCATCGATATTCAGATGGATGAAGGAGAGTTGAAACCAACCCTTACAGGGAATGTGGGCAACAAGAAGACAAAAACAGAATTGGAATTTCTTATTCCTGGTCTTAGAACGGAAGTGTTGGGCTGGATAGATGCCTATAAGAACGCTCCGTGTGTTTTTGTGGTAAAAGATGCCAACGGAAAACTCTTTGTGATTGGAAACAAAGACCTTGGAGCAAGAATAGATTCTGCCGAGGGAACTACAGGTAAGAAGATAGATGAAAACTCTGGAGTAACAGTGAAGTTGGTAGCGAATGCGAAGACTTGTGTATATGAAGGAGAAATCACATTAGAACCTGCAGCGTAGAAAATTGGAAAAGATGGATAAAAAGTATTTCAAACTGAATGTTCCAATAGGAACTAGGATTATCAGTTCTCGTGGTGATTTTGTAGTGGAAGAAGTTCCAGATGATGCTTTTGATTTTTTCCAAAGAGGCTCTCAGTGGCTTTCGCTGGTGCCAGAGGCTGTAGAGGGTCTTTCCAAATTGTCGGAAACGAAACTTAAAAGCCTTTTAGCTCTCAAAGAAAGGCAGGATATGGCAGAAGATGTTGCCATTATCCAAGAGGCTTTGGAGCAAATTCTCCTTACGAGAACGGAGACAGCAGAAGATAAATCAAAATCACAAAAGAAACAGGAAGCCTAGTGCTTTCTGTTTTTTATCATTATGAATGTAAAAGAACACCAGGAACTTTTAGAAAAGTATATTTCATACGGAGGAAACCAGCGGATAACGGAAGCCTGCAGGAGGTTTTCCCTGCAGAATTTCGCAAAGCTGAAATATGAGCTTTCTCGTTTGAATAAGACCGCAGAAGCGAATGTTTCAGCTGAAATTCCAGCCGATAAACCAGCAGACCAAGAGAGTGGAATTCCGAAAACAGAAGCACCGAGAAAGGTTTTCAATGATTTTATTGCAGATTATCCCGTAGAGCTTCATAAGGTTTTCCGCAGACGCTGGGGGCTGTGGATGGAGGCTTGCTCCCTTAAAATTCAGCTCGGAGAACTTGACCCTAAAGATGAAGACGAAGCCTTTGAGCTTCAGTGGAAAATTTGGGTATGTTTTAGAGAATTTGACCAGTGCCAAAAGGTGCTGAAACATTACAGAGAGTATAAGAGAATAATGCCTTTGGAGACTGAAACTGATTTCGAGGGAATGAGCGAGCTGGAAATTTATAAATATCGGGATAATCTCAGGGCGCTGATTACAAGGAGGAAACAGACCATTAAGAAAATGGAAAACTCCCTGCCTGCTCCCGAAGACCCAGAATATAAAAGCCGACTGCACACGCTGAACCTCAAACGGGAACAGCTCCAAGAAAAAGAAAACGAACTAATGGAATGCGAAAAATTTTTGAATAATGGAAAATAAAATCAAAAATATTTGATTAAAAACTTGCGTAATCAAAAAAAGTTGATTATCTTTGTTGTGTAATAAAAAATCAGAGATATGGTAACAAAAGAAATTACATCGGAAGAATGGTTCTTAATAGAAGCCATCCGAAATTACAGAAAAGCCTATCCTAATGGAGCAAGAATGCTAACGGCTGAAATTCAAGAATTACTCAACGAATTGATGGATTTGGATTACAAAGAAAATCAAGAAGAGGAGAAAGAAGCCAAAGATTAACAAAAAGCCCCTTCGGGGGCTTATCAAAATATCAAAATATGGAAACAACAACAAGACAACAACAGGAAAGAATAACAATGAAACAGCAGCTTTGGGATATTATTGTAGAAGTATCTTGGGGGGAAATATCAGAACAATATTTTAAAAAATCTCGTTCTTGGCTTTCTAAAAAGATGAATGGCAAGGGATTTAATGGAGAAGAAGGGGATTTTACTCCAGAGGAGAAAGAGATTTTAAAAGGCGCCTTGGTGGATTTGTCCGAAAGAATAAAAAAGGCTGCTTACGGTATTCAGTAGTTCTTATATACTGATTTTTTATTACACCCGCCCTGCATTTGCAGGGCTTTTTTTGTCTTTTGCCAGAGATTTCCCAAGAATTATCTTTGAGGCATGGAATTGTCAAAATTCAAGAAAGACAGCAGTTTTCAGCGTATAAAGGCGAGTTACATAGATGAGAGTTCAGTGGAACTGACCGAGCGTGAGGCGGAGAAAAAGAAGAGGATGAGCCACGCATGGTCACTGAGATTGAACAACAAATACTCTACTTATCAAGTAATTCAGATACTAATGAGAGACCACGGGATTTCTCAGGCTTCGGCGTATCGTGAGTATAATATGTCCATGCAGATTTTTGGCGAGCTGGAGGCTACCACATTAGCAGCAGAACGACAAATACTGAAAGAGGCTTTCTGGAACGAATACCAGAAGGCTGTAAAGGCTGGCAATGGAGACCTTGCAGTTAAGGCACTAAAAGAGTATAAAGAAATATCTAATATTGATAAAAATGAAAACGAGATAGACCCTAATAAGATACAGGCGCATGAGTATAACATCAAAATGCCGAGAAGAATTTATAAAATGATGGATAAGGAGTTTGCGTATGGTGTGGTAGATTTTAATAATTTAGAAATCGAGGATGCAGAATTTAGGGAAGTAGAAGAAACGGAAGATGATGATGAATAGAGAGATTAGCAATTTGATAAAGCCACAGAAAGATATTTTGCTCAATCCCATGCAGATGGCAGCAGTGCTGGCAAACCATCGCTATAAAATTCCTTATATCACGATAGAAGCAGCGAGGGGGTCGGGTAAGTCTACCGTATTGGGGTGGTTTTTAAAGGAAGCCGTGAGGCAGATGCCACGCTCTACTGGTGTGATTGTGGGGGAGACCTTTGTGCAGATAAAGTCCAGAACCCTGCCATCTACCAAGGAGGGGCTGGAGATGTTTGGGCTGTATGAAGGTTATGACTATGTAGTGGGAAAGAGTGGGGTATCTATGGGCTTCGAGCGACCATTCCAAGCGCCCGACAGCTGGAATAATGTAATTCATTTCAGAAATGGCGCCATTGCGGTGATGGTTTCGCTGGACAATCCCAATTCAGGAAGGGGATTGAATTCTTATTGGGTAATGGGCGACGAGGCTGTATTGCTTACCTACGACCGATTATTCAACAATGTTTTGACAACTAACAGGGCAAAGAAGGAAATATTCAAAGGCAAATCTATGCTTCATGCCGAGATATTCGTTTCTTCCGTGGCGATGACCAAGAAGGGGGAATGGTTCACTAATAGGGAGAAAATGGCAATGGAAAACCCAAAAGAGTATACCTTTATCAAAGCATCTTCGAAAGTAAATATCCACAACCTAAAGCCTGGCTGGATAGAGAAGATGAGAAGAGAGGCGCTCTCAAAGACTATGTTTGAAGCTGAGATACTGAACATCCGCCCTGGGAAGATTGCTGATGGCTTCTATGCACAGCTCAGCAAGAAGAATTATTATAAGTATAAATATGATATCGAAGCCTTGGGGAATTTGACAGAAAACTATGTGCCGAGCAGTAAGTATGACACTGACCTGGTGCGTGGTGTTCCGCTTCAATTCAATTTGGATTTCGGGGGAAGAATTAACTGTGGGACAGTGTCGCAGCATTTAGAAAGCCAAGGAGAGATAAGATTCATCAAGGAGTTCTTTGCGAAGAACCCTGATAAACTTTCCGATATGGTTAAGCAGTTTATCGACTACTATAAACACCACCAATCCAGCTGTAATGTGGTGCATCTGTATCACGACCGCTCTGGTTACAAGTCCGAGGCGAACTCCAAGACTACATTGGCAGAAGATGTAGAGAATGCGCTCCGTTCGGCTGGCTGGATAGTGATTAACCAGACACCGAACACGAATAATCCCGAGCATATACAGAAATTCAGATTGATTAACGAAATTCTTTCCGAGCAGAATCCTCGGCTTCCTATTGTTAGGATAAATGAAAACCAGTGTCCTAATTTGATTATATCAATGGAGAATGCACCACTGACGAGCGATGATGCTTTTAAGAAAGACAAATCCTCCGAGCGAAGCAGTACCATTCCACAGGAACATGCCACTCACTTTTCGGATACGCTGGATTACTGTTTGTTTTGGCAGTTCAGTTATCTTTTGGATTACGATTACTCCGATTCCTTTATTATTACCAATATTTAGAACCTACAGAGTCTCCTCATTTCGAGGAGATTTTTTTGTTTTTGGCTTTTCAGCATTTCGGGAAGTCCCTTTCATATTTCGGTAAAAAATAAAACTGCAATTGTAGAAAAAACTAAGGCGGCTCGTGGGTTAATTCGC